GGTATTCGGCGAGCGCGCTTTTTCGCCAGAGATAGAATTAAGCAAACCTAATCCGTGAGAAGCCGTGTAAAGCCTCAGGAGGCGTTTTAAGGCGTTAGGGCATATCCGGCTATGGTTATGTATAATCGTTCACGGAGGGCCATTTATGAGTACAGGTGGCGTTAAGCTAGGATCGTCATATGATGAAGCTCGGACGAGAAAAGTTAATGCGGAAGCTGAAATTGCGGAGCTTGAACTGGCTAAAGTTCGTGGCGAGCTTGTTATTGCTGCTGATGTGGTAAAGGCTTGGGATGATGTTTTGTCAGCCCTCAAAGGTAAATTACTGTCGGTACCGACTAAGGCCGCACCTGTTGTCGCGGCAGAGATAGAAGCGGGGTCATGCCAGAGGATCTTGGAAGACTTAATCAATGAGGCATTAGAAGAACTATCGAATTATGAGCCATCTATCGACCCAACAGAGGCAGCAGTTAGTGAGTCACCTGAAGAAACCGATTCAGGCACTCAAGCCACCGCCAAAACTAAGCGTAAGCGAGTGGGCAGACCAAAAAAGACGGCTGGACTCGCAAACAAGTAGTGAACCTGGAAAGTGGCATACTTCCCGGGCTGAGTATCAACGGGGAATTATGGATGCCTGCTCTGACCCAGGGATCAGGGAAGTGGTCGTTATGGCTGGCGCTCAGTTGGGCAAGTCAGAGGCCATCCTCAATATAATTGGCTACCACATAGAAAATGACCCAAGTCCAATCTTGGTGCTTCAGCCTACGGTTGAGATGGCCCAGGCATTCTCAAAGGACAGGGTGGCAAATGGGCTGATTCGGTCTACCCCATGCCTTAGAGAGCGAGTAAAAGACCCGCGATCTAGAGATTCAGGCAATACAACGCTTCATAAGGTCTTCGCAGGTGGCGCTTTGACGTTAGTCGGGGCGAATTCGCCTGCTGGCCTTGCTTCGCGTCCAATCCGGCTTGTTTTGTGTGATGAGGTTGACAGATACCCATCTTCTGCCGGTTCTGAGGGTGATCCCATCCAATTAGCCCGAAAACGGGCCGCGACCTTCTGGAATCGCAAGATTGTCATGGTGTCCACCCCTACTAACAAGGGCGCCAGCCGTATTGAGGATGCTTTTGAGGACTCTGATCAGCGACATTATTACGTGCCGTGCAAGCATTGCGATCATCACCAGAGATTGAGGTGGGCAAATGTGAGATGGGTCAATGAAGACCCAGAGACTGCCGGTTATACGTGCGAGCAGTGCGGGGCATTATGGACTGATTCTGACCGGAGGTGGGGCATACGCAATGGCCAATGGATTGCTGAAGGTGAGTTTAAGGGAATTGCAGGCTTTGCCATTAACGGACTCTATTCTCCTTGGACGCCACTTTCTGATGGCGTTCGTGATTTTCTTGCCATGAAGAAGAGTCCTGAGCAGTTGCGCGTTTGGACTAACACCTATCTTGGTGAGACATGGGAAGACCAAGGCGAGAGAGTTGATGATTTCTCACTATCTGAACGAAAAGAGGATTTCACAGAAGCGATTCCAGATGAGGTGATTTTCCTAACGGCTGGGGTCGATGTCCAGGACAACCGATTAGAGATGTCAGTGATTGGGTGGGGAAGGGATCAAGAGTCTTACGTAATTGATCACTTTGCAATGTATGGTGATCCTAGTGCGCCTCAACTTTGGACGCAGCTAGACTCCATGATCAACAAGACCTTCGAGACTTACGATGGAAGGCAGATGATCATCAGAGCAACAGCAATTGACTCCGGCGGCCATTTCACAAACTCTGTCTACCAGTATGCGAAGAAGAATGCTGGCAAGAGGGTGTTCGCGATCAAGGGTATTGGCGGAGAAGGCAAACCGATTGCGGGCAGGCCAACCAAAAACAACATCGCTAAATGTCAGTTGTTCCCTATTGGTGTTAACACGGCAAAAGACCTTTTGTTTGCTCGCATGAGGATTGAAGAGCCTAGCGCGGGTTACATTCACTTTAACTCGCATCTTGATGATGAATACTTCCGACAGTTAACGGCAGAGAAGATTGTTACGCGCTTTCATAAGGGATTTAAGAGAAGAGAGTTCGTTAAAACGAGAGCTAGAAATGAGGCGCTAGACTGTTTCGTTTATGCAATAGGAGCGTATGCAATTTTGAACATTGATGTTAACGCGCTAGCAGACAAAGTAAAATTGAAGGATAATGTAGCAGAGAATATTTCCACTGAGGCCAAGGCCACCAGAAATAAGCAGCCGTTTGTTCCAAGAACTGGAAAAGGGTTTGTTAATTCGTGGCGATGAAGGGACTTTATGGCTAACGCTTTTGACGCTACCAACGCCCCTGATGGGCTACCCGAATCAATTGTAGTCGGAGACTTCGTTCAATGGAAGCGAAGCGATTTAGTGACCGACTATCCTGTCAGCAGTTATTCAGTTAATTATGTATTTAAGAAGAAAGGCGATAAGCCAGAGTTTACTATTCCAAGCTCTGTATCAAGTCCTTCTTCTCACTTTCTGTTTACTGCAAGCAACTCTGCTACCTATGCATACGAAGCAGGCGAGTATCACTGGCAATTAGAGATTGTCAGGTCGTCTGATTCAGAAAGAATAGTTTTAGAGCGTGGTGATATTAAGGTCGTTGGTGACCTTGATGTATCAACTACGGACATTCGATCTCATAGTGAGATCATGTTGAGCAAGATTGAGTCTCTTTTAGAGGGTAAGGCAGACTCGGATGTGTCTTCGTATTCAATTGCCGGTCGATCATTGACCAAAATGGGCTTTCAAGAGCTTGTTGATGCGAAAAACTACTACAAATCCGAGGTTTTGAAGGAAAAGCGCCTTATTGATGCTAAAAATGGACGTTCTGGAGCCTCAACAGTCAAAGTGAGGTTTTAAATGGGCATTTTTGACTTTGGTAAGCCAAAAAAAGCCGAAAAACAGCAAATATTTAAGCGTTCGTATGCTGCGGCCAGTAAAGGCAGGCTTTTAAATGACTTTATGGACTCAGAGCGGAGCGCAGATAGCGAATTGCGCCCCGTTATTCGGGTTTTGCGAAGTAGATCGCGAGATTTAGCCCGAAACAATGAGTATGCAAAGCGATATCTGAACTTGATCAAGACCAATGTGGTCGGTGATCGGGGCTACACCTTGCAAGTCAAGGCGACTGGCGGCGCAGGGAAGCTGGACGAGAGCGGCAATGAGGCAGTAGAAGCCGCTTTTCGTAAGTGGGGAAGACGCGGAAACTGCACTGTAGATGGCAAGCTTTCATGGCTTGATGTGCAGAAGTTGGCCGTTGAAAGCCTTTGCCGTGATGGCGAGGTCTTCATCGTTAAGCATAGAGGCGCAGAGTTCCACGATTCGTTTGCTCTTGAGTTCTTAGAGCCAGATCAAATCGATGAGCAGAAAAATGAGCGACTCTCTAACGGCAATGAGATCCGAATGGGCGTTGAGCTTGATCGGTTTAAGAAGCCTGTTGCTTATCATGTGCTGACTTACCATCCAGGCGATTATGATTTCACCTCTGCATCAAAGGCATCTAAGCACGTTCGTATCCCAGCAGATCGTATGTGCCATATCTTCATGCCGTTACGTGCAGGGCAGACTCGCGGAGAGCCTTGGATGTCTCCGGTCATGTCTGGACTCAAACAGTTGGGAGCATTAAGAGAGGCCGCGGTAATTAATGCCAGAATCGGCGCTAGCAAGATGGGCTTTTTTACATCGCCAGCAGGTGATGGCTTTGTTGCTGATGACTTGGACGGTAACGTGCCAATCATGGATGCAGAACCTGGGACATTCCATCAATTACCAACAGGGGTCAGCTTTACGTCATTCGACCCGCAGTATCCATCCAATGAGTTTGACCCATTTCACAAGGCTGTCCTGAAGGGCATTGCAAGCGGCTTGGGCGTTAGCTACACATCGCTCTCTAACGATCTTGAGTCAACCAGTTATTCATCTATTCGCCAGGGTGCATTAGAAGAGCGCGACTATTACAGAAATGTTCAGCAGTTCTTCTTAGATCACTTCATCATGCACGTTTATAGCTACTGGCTTGGCGCCGCGATGGAAGTTAACAGCTTTGGCATTCCGCTAGCTCAATATGATCGATTTTATGATGCGGCATCTTTCCGTGCTAAAGCATGGTCATGGGTTGACCCGCAGAAAGAAATGAATGCCGCCGTTCTCGGCATGAAAAATGGTATTCTTTCAATACAGGACGTTGCTGCTCAGTATGGTAAGGATGTTGAGGAGTTGTTTGCTCAAATACAGCGAGACAAGGCTTTGGCAGAGCAGTTTGGCGTTAAGTATGCGCTTGAGCCTTATGGCGCGACACAAGTCGGCATTTTGCCGGACGTTGTAGGCGATGAAGATGGCGAAGTACAAGGGTAAAGAGATTAACACTAAGCCAACTGAGGGGATGGTCTCAGAGGCTCAACGTGGACTGGACTGGCGTGAAGAGCATGGAAGAGGCGGCACTGCTGTTGGCGTTGCTCGGGCTAGGGATATTGTTAACGGTAGAGAGTTATCGCTTAACACCGTAAAGCGTATGTATTCCTTTTTTGCTCGACATGAAGTTGACAAGCAGGCTGAAGGATTTAGCCAGGGGGAGAAAGGTTACCCCAGTGCAGGACGGATAGCATGGGCGCTCTGGGGCGGTGATGCTGGTCAGTCGTGGGCGAAAAGAATTGTGAAATCAATGGAAGCGGCTGATGAACGTCAGCTTGAGGGACTTGATATGGATGAAGAGAAGGATATAAACGAAATCCTTGATGACATCGAAGCCAATGGTGTGCCAGAGCCTGAGGAGGCTCCTAAGCAGGAAGTGGAGAGGTCTGATCGTGAAGAAGACCGCTCTGAAGAGTGCAAGGTTGCACATCGTGCAATGGCGCTTGAGATGTCTCCTATTGATGAAGATAAGCGCACTGCGCGTATTGCCATCTCATCAGAGGAGCCTGTTGAGCGATCATTCGGCAAAGAAGTTTTAGAACACACCGAGGAGGCAATTGATTTGTCATTCCTCAACAGTGGTCGAGCGCCACTGCTTCTTGACCACGATCCAGAGAAGCAAATCGGTGTGATTGAATCGGTAGACCTTGATGGCTCGGCACGGCGACTCCGTGCGACTGTTCGCTTTGGAAAAAGCGGACTCGCCAAAGAGGCATTCGATGACGTTGTAGATGGCATTCGTGCCAATATCAGCGTTGGATACGCCATCAAGAAGATGGAGAAGGACAAGCGTGGTGGTGATACGTACATCGCGAAATCGTGGCGTCCTGTCGAAGCCAGTCTGGTGTCTATACCTGCGGATGTGACAGTCGGGGTTGGGCGATCAGAGGAAGTTTCACCAGAACCTGTAATTAAAACTGACTTTAAGGAGACTAAAATGTCTGAAGTCGATATTGCAGCGGTTGAGGCAGATGCCAAGAAAGCCGCACAGCGTAACGCTGCTCAAATCGTTGAGTTGGGTGCGCGTCATAGCCGTTCTGACTTGGCCCAGAAGGCCATCGCAGACGGCAAATCAATTGAAGAGTTCCGTGGCGAGTTGCTGGAAGTAATCGGTAGCGAGCGCGCTCTTGAAGCTCAAGACGTTGGCATGACCAATAACGAAGTGAAGCGATTCTCTCTCGTTCGCGCCATCCACGCTCTTGCCAACCCAACTGACCGAAATGCACAGGAAGCTGCGTCATTTGAATTTGAATGCTCACGCGCCGCTTCTGATCAGTATGGTCGTGCCGCTCAAGGCATCATGCTACCCGCAGAAGTTCTGCGTAACTGGAAGCGTGACCTCAACTCTGCTGATGAAGCCGCTCTGTTCACTGACGACTTCCGTGGCGGGGACTTCATTGATGTACTGCGTAACTCTTCATCTGTGATGCAAGCTGGCGCACGTATGCTCGGTGGACTCTCTGGCGATGTGAAGATCCCCAAGAAGACCGCCGCTGCTTCTGCCGCTTGGATTGCTTCTGAGGGCGGCGTAGCATCTGAGAGCGAAATGACCGTAGGTCAGGTTTCAATGTCTCCCAAGACGCTTGGTGCGTTCACTGACATCACTCGTCAGTTGCTCATCCAGTCTTCTTTGGACGTTGAAGCACTCGTTCGTGATGACCTGGCTCAGTCTATTGCTTTGGCAATTGACCTTGCTGGTCTGGAAGGCTCAGGCGCTAGTGGCCAGCCTACCGGTATCCTGAGCACCTCTGGTGTTAACACGGTTACTGCGTTTGCTGCTGCTAACCCAACCTTCGCTGAAGTAGTTACCCTTGAGACCGCTGTCGCTGAAGACAACGCTCTTCTGGGCAACCTGGCATACATCATGCCTGCCGCCATGTACGGCGCTCTGAAGACTACTGAGAAAGCGGCTAGCACCGCTCAGTTTGTCGTAGAGCCAGGTGGAACCATCAATGGTTACCGCGCCATCGTTTCTAACCAAGGAACTGCTGGCAACCTGTACTTCGGTAACTTCGCTGATCTGCTTGTTGGTATGTTCGGTGGCCTCGACATCGTTGTAGACCCCTACACCAACAGCACCAGCGGAACTATCCGCGTTGTTGCTCTCCAGAGCATCGATGTTGCTGTACGTCACGCTGTTAGCTTTGCTTTCGGTAATGACGGAGCCTAACAGGTCGGGGGGATTCGTCCCCCCTTCTTTACTTGAACCCATTTACGAGTGGCTTCAACTAAGGAGAAAGCATGAAATATAAAGTCGTAAAAGGATGCGTCATCAAGGGTGAGGGTCATCACGTTGGCGCAGTTGTTGAGCTAGATAATGCTCTCGCCCGAGATCTCATGGGTATTGGTCGCGTTGTCCCTCATGATGAGCCGGAAGTCCAAAATCGGGCAGTTGGTTTAGAGGAGTCAGAAGACAAGCCTGTTGCTCGCAGAGGACGACCTAAGAAGGTTGAGCCTGAGCCAGAGGAAGACGCAGAGTAATGCCAGTAGAGACCCTTGGCGATAGAAGGAGCATGATTAAGGACTTCGGTGTCGATGTCTCTTATGTTCCCGTGTCTGGCGGTAGAGCCACGTTCAAGGGCATCTTTGACAATGAGCATTCGCTAGAGGAGATTGGCGGAAGCGTAGCGTTTTCCGTTGTCCAACCCAGGATTACTTGCGTAACGGCTGATGTTTCGGATGTTGTAGAGGGTGATGTTCTCAAGGTTACAGTTGATGGCTCTGAGATTGAGTATGTGATTCGTGTTGCTATGCCTGACGGCACCGGCATAACGGAGCTTCAACTGGAGAAACAATGAGCCACCTTCGCACTCAGATTCGGCAGCGCCTGGTAACTAATCTAACCGGCTTAACTACTACAGGAAGCAATTGCTTTGACACTCGCGTTTATCCGCTTGCATCAAACAAGCTTCCCGGCATCGCTGTTTATACAAAGAGCGAATCTACTGATTATGAGACCATGTCTCCACCCAGGACTTTGCGTAAAACGCTGACCGCAGTCATTGAGATATATGTCAAAATGACCTCTACGTTTGATGAAGTTCTTGATACTATTGCGGCTGAGGTTGAGACAGCCCTTTATGGTGATTTAACACAGAATGGCTTGGCTTTTGACACGAAGATTGTGTCATTTGAGGCAGACTTTGGCGGTGACGCAGAGCAACCTTTGGGTCAAGGCATTATGGAGGTCGAGATTATTTATTCTGCGACTGAAGGAAGCCCACAGGGCTAAATATTTATTGGCTAGCTTTTAGAGGACATTAAAATGGCTACAGCTACAGGAAAGGACGGCGCTGTCTACGTTGGTGCGAACGCAGTTGCTGAGATTAGAGATTGGTCTCTTGAGACCACTTCAGAGGTCGTCAATGACACCGTAATGGGTGATACATGGATGACCAATAAGGCCACTCAGAAGTCATGGACAGCGTCATTTAACGCTTTCTGGGATCCTTCTGATACCACCGGTCAAGGCGCCTTGGATGAGGGGTCAGAGGTAACTCTGAATCTTTACCCAGAGGGTAATACAAGCACCAAGACATATTGGACTGGTTCAGCAATCATTACGTCTGTCAGCAAGTCATCATCTTTTGACGGTCTTGTTGAGGCGTCGTTTAGCGCCACTGGTAACGGGTCATTGACTGAAGACACTGTTTCATAATGTCTAAGCTAATCGATGTCGCCGTTTCTCACTTCAATAGTCGTGAAGTGAGACAGATGCAGATCCCAGAATGGGATAACGTCACTGTCTACGCCAAAAATCTGTCACTTGAAGATAAGCACAAGTGGCTGAAGCGAGCGAAAGGTGAGACTGACGAGTATCTGCTCTATGCCGTAATCTTCGGATTAATTGACGAGAACGGCGAACAGGTTTTTGATCTTGGCGATAAGGTCAAGTTGAAAACCAATGTCGATCCAGATTTGTTGTCCAAAGTAGCCAATTTTGTGCTGGAAGTTAGCGCGCCAACCGAAGAGGAGCGCGAAAAAAACTTCTAAATGATCAAGGTGATCCTACTGAAATGTATTTCATGTATCAGCTCGCGGAACACCTTGGTCAGCCACTTTCAACCATCTTTGGCATGACGGTAGATGAGTATAACCATTGGTTTACTTATCTAAAGATAAAGAACCAAAAGCTAAAGGAAGCCTCAGATGGCGCAGCAGCAAGAAGTCGTAGTAGCGAAGCTAACCGCCGTAGATGAAACTCAGGCCGCGTTTAATAGCGTCCAAAACAATATGCGGAAGATGGGCAAGGAGGCCAATCGGGCAAATCAGCAACTTAGACTTGTAAGAGGAGGCGCTGGCCAGTTAGGTCATCAAATCCAAGATATTGCTGTACAGCTTCAGATGGGAACTAATGCCCTCATTGTCTTCGGCCAGCAGGGATCTCAGATAGCATCGTTAATGGGGCCGCAGGGCGCTCTTATTGGTGCCGTTTTGGCGGTTGGCGCCGCAATCGGAGTTAGCCTCCTAAACAACACAAAAAACGCTACCAATGAGCTTGAAGAGCTCAAGAACAAAATCCTTGAGACCGCAGAGGCAACCGGAAACTTTAATGAGGATTTTAGAAATTTTCTTGCATATGCCAGAGGTAAGGAGCTTAAGAAACAACAGGAAACCTTTGATGAAACCATCACGCAATATGAATCTGCAGCGGCAAGGCTAACCCTTTATGAGAATAGGCTTGCCCAGGTAACTCAAGCCGAGAAAGATGGCGATGATGCCGCCCTTAGAGGTCTAAAAACAAAAGAAGAATACAGCGCATTAATAGAAGAACAAGAAGGCTTGATTTCTAAGCTAAGGGTTGAACTTCGGTTCTTAAAGGACGATCTTGATGGCGTTACTGCTGCAACGAGAGAAGACGCTCAAAGACGTATTGATGCTTCAAAGCGACTTATTGAACAAGCCAATATAGAGCTTAAAGCGATAGTCGATGCCAAGAAAAAGCAAGAAAAGCAAGAAGAGTTGTCAATGAAGGCTAGGCTGGCTAGCCTATCCAATCTTCACATGACAAATAATCTTGAGTTAGAGGCTCTTAAAAGAGTTGATGAAGCCAAGAAAAAATCCGCTGATGAAGAAAGGGATAGGCTGGAGAAAAATACGGCCTACAGGCTTACTGTTGCAGAAACGGTTATAAATGCAGCTAATGCCGAGCTTAACGCTATTGTGCAGGCCGAGGAAAAGAAGAAGGCGGCAAAAATGCAAAGCCTTCAGCTAGATCAAATGCTGGTGCAAAATTCGCAGCAGATGGTTGGATCAATTATTCAGGATATGGATAAGCAATCAGGCGCATACAAGGCGCTGTTTGCTCTGCAACAAGCGTTGGCGATTGCCCAAACCATCATCCAGTATGAGACAGCAATTGCCCAGGCTAAGGGCCAGCTTGGAATATATGGCCTGCCTATGGAGGCATTGTTAAGGGCGCAACAAGTTGCTTCTGTGGCTATCATTGCCGGTCAGACCATAGCAGGATTTGAAGGCGGCGGGATGATACCGAACGGCCCAAGAGCCGGTGGCGTAGATGGCCGCGGTGGCCGTATGGCAATTGTTCACCCTAACGAGAAAATCACTGATTTAAACAAGGGTGGCGATAGCAAAGCAGTAAATATCAGCTTCAATATACAGGCTAATGACGCCGCTGGCTTTGATGAGCTTCTGGTTAAGCGCCGAGCCCTGATCGTTAACATGGTGAACAAGGCCGTAAACAACAGCGGCAGGAGGTCATTGACGTAATGGCTGATTTCCCGAGTAGTCCAGGTTTTAGGTCTGTCAGCACCAGGGTCGTTCACTACAACCTGAGAAGCGAGAGCATAAATGGCCGACTCCAGGTTCGATCTCTTGGGTCATCTAGGCGTGAGTTCACACTGACATTCCCGCCCATGACCCGGGCAGAGTTTGATCCAATCCATGACTTCATTAATGCCAAGCAGGGGTCATATACGACCTTCACTATTGACGTTCCCGACCCCGATCAGGACGCTTATGAAACTGTTACCTGCCGATTCGCTAATGATGTACAGGAATTTGGCGCAGGAGTTGATGGTCTTTATGAGTTCGAGGTTGATCTCATTGAGGAGATAGCGTGAGCCGCGGCTTATCTACCACTTGGACAAACGCTCTTGATGACAACCAGTTTCAGCTTGCGACTCTGATTGATATTGAGTTTTCAACCGTCTTAAGAATTACAGACTACGGGCAGGCCTTAACCTATAACTCCAACAGTTATGGGAATAGCGAGAACGTCATAGAGATTGGCGATGTGAAAGAAACTGGCGCTCTGAAGGTTAACAGTATGTCTATTACTCTTACGGGGGCCAATCAAGCCTATATATCGGCATTTCTGCAAAACGATTACATCAATACACGGCTACACGTTAGAAGGGCGTTGATAACCGGCACAAACACGGTAGCCGATGTCTTTACCTTTTTTGACGGGCGTATTACGGGCTTTGACATTGCAGACTCAGCAACCGAAAGCGGAATAACGATTGAGGCTGCTAGTCATTGGGTTGATTTTGAGAAGATTCGATGCAGAAGGACTAACCTGAAATCCCAGCAATCATTTTTCCCTAACGATGTGGGTTTTCAGTACGCCCACAATAAGATTAAAGATTTGCGCTGGGGGAGAAAGTCCTAATGGTATGGGGAATTGTACTTGCTGTTATAGCTGTAGTTTCCGGCGGCCTTTCCTACAAAGCCGCCAAGGATGCTCAGAAAGCCGCTAAAAAAGCGGCAGATGAAATGTCTGGGGTTCTTGTTAATAAGGACTCCAACATTGAACCTATCCCAGTAATTTACGGAGAGCGGCGTATAGGCGGCACAAGGGTTTATGTCCATACCGAAGGCGGAACAGATGTTCCGAATCTTTATTTGTACATGGCGATTGTTCTCTGCGAGGGGCCGGTTGAAGATATTTATGACATTGAGATAGATGACTACGCCATTGATGAAGGTCGATATGGAACGATTGAAGAAATAAACAGCACCAACCCAGACCGCAGGCTTTTTAGAAGTGTTGCGGGACAGCATACAAACTGGGTTTATATTGAGTGCATGAGGGGTCAAGATAATCAACCTGCTAGCAGCATTCTTTCCACCGCTAGTAACTGGGGGGTAAACCACAAGCTATCGGGCGTTGCTTATTTAGCGGTACGGCTTCAGTGGGATCCAGATGTATTTTCTGGCATACCCAACATTACTGCCGTAGTAAAAGGCAGAAAAGTGTACGATCCGAGAACAGATACAACAGCTTGGTCTGACAACCCAGCCTTGTGTATTAGGGATTATTTAATCAATACCAGATATGGGAAAGGGCTTCCTACTGCTGCAATAAACAGCACAGCATTTGAAGATGCGGCAGATGATTTAGATAACTTTACTGTGACCCCATACAGCGGAGGGCCGACTGGAGTAAAGTTATTTAAGTGTAATGCCATTATCAATACTGGCGATGAAGTCTTTAAGAATCTTGGCGATATGCTTCTTGGCTGTAAGGGCTTTCTTCCATATCAAAATGGGAAGTATGGTCTTTACATAGATCAGAGCGTTGCCACCTCTGTAATGACTTTGGACACCTCAACCATCATTGGTGGCATCGCTATAAAGAGCGAGCGCAAAGAGGATAAGTTTAATCGTGTGGTCTGCAAGTTTCCTAACCCAGAAACTAAGTGGGAGCCAGATCAGGCAATATGGCCCGACTCTGGATCAACCGAGGAAACTACATTTTTATCTGAAGATGGCGATGAGATTCTGGTTGAGGAAATCGACCTCAACACGACAACAAGTTATTACGCGGCGAGGGATTTTGCCAGAATCTTCTGTTTGCGATCACGTAATGCTTTGCGGGTTGGATTACAGGCAACATCTGAGGCATTAAACCTTAGAATTGGCGACAGGGTTTCTATAACCCATCCCACGCCTGGGTGGACTGCAAAGCCATTCCAGGTTGAGGAGGTTGGCCTTCGATACGATGGCACCGTTGACCTTCAGCTTGTTGAGTATGACAGCACTATCTATGCGTATGATCCTGCGTCTGAGGAGCAGACATACTCTGATACAGACCTACCAGACCCGTTTACGGTTGCCGCACCTACTGGGCTGACAGCCACGGCTGGCGTTGAGGTTGCCGCTGACGGTAGTGAGATTCCTTACATAGCCATTAGCTTTACAGGCGCAAATGATCGGTTTGTAGATAAGTACGTTTTAAACGTAGTGCCAAGTGTTCTTGATCCTTATGAGGTGACGATTAACACAGACAACCTTACGGACGATCAAATATCAAGAACTGATCCAATAACGTATTTAATTCAGCCCGCATTAGTGGATAGCTATACGATTAAATTGAGATCACATAACTCCGCTGGCGTTAGGTCTGACGAAGTTACCACAACCGTTGTGGTTACTGGCGATACTGCTGCGCCTAGCGCACCAACATGGGGAAGTCCTGCTTTATCCGCTGGGCTTAACAGCATTGGACTAAACTGGACTAACCCAAGCAATGAGGATTTTGCTTTTGTTCGGGTTCAAAGAAAAGTAACTGGCGCGGCAAATAGTACCTATGTCACTGTTGCGGATATTTTCGGCGTTCCATCAACAACATCAAGCCATGCTGATGCAGGACTTGCTGACGCCACTAGCTATACTTATCGCCTGTATGCGTATGACTGGTCGCGCAATCAGAGTGTAAGCGCGGGTGAGCAAAGCCAGACTACCTTGGGCAGTATTGCGAGCGAGGCAGGGGTAGAGCCTTTAAACGCACACGGGTATGTTTACTATCAAACCCCGCAAGCTACTGCCCCAGCCACACCTTCGGCTACGGCCTACGTTTTCGATGAAGACCCAAGCAATAACCCAATATCTGGACTTACTAGCGGCTGGGATATTAACCCGCCTTCTCCAGGCACAAATACATCAAACAGCGGTGATCCCTATTGGGTCTCAAGGTTTCATGCCTATGAGGATTCTGTTGGCGGCAGCACCTCTGTTGATTTTAGCGCACCATTCCAGAGCACAGTATTTGACGGCCTCGTTACGTTTAGAAATTTAAATGATGAGCTTGCAAGCGTCTCAGGTTCGCTAGTCACCACAATAGACGGCGGGCATATAAAAACCGG